GCTTTTTTTAGGTCATCAATTAGCATCATAACATAATCAAGATTGATTTCATGCAAATCATTTGCTAAAAAGTGCGTTCTTAGTGCGTTTAGGGCGTGTATTGTATCGGCCATGACAGTCTTAGGCGGCGTTAGTATATAGTATCATTCATAATGAATGTAAAATAGAACTATTTTTGCCGCTAGGTGTTGCGTTTTCCAGTGGAAATCCCTAGCGCAGAGCATAGGCGTATAGCGACGATTACTAGAGTACTACTATAAACCTCCTCCTATCATGAAAGGGTATGGTAAGAAAAACTGATTCCTTCTTTATCCGACAAAGCCTGAATATTGGACAAACCTCTACATATGCACAAACACCTATTGATTTAGGTGCTTATGTTGATGCTCTGGGCAAGTCTGTCTTGAGAGTACACAACATCGCAGTGTCATTTACTGACAGTGGCGGAGCAGGCCTCCAAGTCACTGCTGACAATGCAGCGGCTGCACAATTCCAACTATGCACTCAAAGCCAAGGTGATACAGTTCTTTCATCAAATAGAGCAATCATTTCTTCTGGTAAACTATACGGTGTCAACTTAACAGCCGCTACCGACTTCCCCCAAGTTAGCCACGATATGGATGTACTACCACAACAATGGACAAACGGCTACTTAGTCGCAGTTGATACCATTTACCTTGGTGGAGAGGCTTCTAGTGCATGGGACAGCGATGTATACGCATCAGTCACTCTTGAGTGTACTGTTGAAACTATGTCTGAAGCAGCGGCTATGGCTCTAGCACTATCTCAGCAAGGCGCATGAGGTGGTTAGTATAGCCCGAGACATGATGCTGACTGTTGAAGAGTATATGGCTCTTAGACGGTTGATAGATTCCGAGCGTGAAAGCGAAGGTGCAAAAATAGTTGAAAAGCAGCTGAAGAATACACCCAAAAAACGCAATACTGCATATAGTCGTAAGTACAAAAAAGCGTTTAAATCAATATCACCTAGGTATAAATTAAAGTCCGGTAAGTGGAAAAAAGGCGGGTTCAAAGCAGCAGTTAAAGCAGCACATAAGGCGGTGAAGAAATGAAGCGAACTGGTAGAAGATTGACATTATCAAATGACATTAATACAGATGCACCATTAGATAGTATTGCAAGTTCTGATTATCGCCTAACAACTATTTTCCAAGATGATCGTGAGAATTATGGCTGGAAGATTGTCGATATTAAACAACTTCAACCAATTGGGACAACTGTAAGAGGTGCAAACTGGGCGTTGATGTCAGTTAGACCAGAGTCTTTTGAAAATACAGCAACATTTTCTGTATGGGCAGCAGTTCGTCAACCATATGACAATTCTTTAATTGGCACATTTCTAACAACTATAGGGGACAACTATTCGTTAAGGACTGAACATGTCGCAACTAATCATCTTAGCATGTTTTACAATGAAGGCGAGATTCCTTGGTATAATATTACTCTGGAGGAATATGAGATAACTGATAGAGAGGAAATCATGTTCAAGATTAAAGAAACTAGTCAATCATTGAGTGATATATCATGATGGGTAATACAGAAGACCTCCTGAAGGAAATAATCAAGATTCTAAGAAGGTTGGAAAAGAAGTGGAAGCAATAGCACCCATAGACAAAGAACAGAACGAAAGAATCGTCTGGTGTGAAAGATTACTGTATCTTATTGTAGTTCTTCAATTTCCACAACTCGCTTCTTTAGCAATGTAAACATCTCATAATCAATTATGTTACGAGCATGCAACATTCCTAACAATTGGTTAGTTGGAATGGATGTATAGTCAAACTCTTGGTTAAGTTTCTCGATTATTGCATGACATATCCACCTTGAACGAGATTGTTTGTAGGATAACTCCTGGTCAAGCCTTGTCTTCAAAGACTGAGGGACAGCAATTGACAATGGGACGCTTGGGTCAGTGGAACGAGGTCGGCTCATTGTTGCAACCCCATCGATTTAGGAACTAATTTATATTCAATATTGCCATATGCAGACCAATTACAATTGCAATGTTGTGACCAGGGGCAAGTTAGTTTAACTTCTGCACCATCTCGAAAAGGTTCCCAATAAAGAAATTCTTCTGTATACTGTAATTCTTGTATTGCATCTTCTTCATTCATGTGATTTTGTTCAATATGCACTCGCAAAGCATGCAATAAAGGCTCATACCAAATATAATCCATATTATCGCCCCTTGCAACTAGCACATTCTAGCGTAATCCAATAGGTTCCATTGCAAGATTTCTTGTAATGACCAGGGCGTTTGTATTCTAAACATCTTTGAAGACCCAAACAAGTATTACATTGTGTACACATATCTATTCACCTCTGGCTTTTTTTAGGTCATCAATTAGCATCATAACATAATCAAGATTGATTTCATGCAAATCATTTGCTAAAAAGTGCGTTCTTAGTGCGTTTAGGGCGTGTATTGTATCGGCCATGACAGTCTTAGGCGGCGTTAGTATATAG